GTGGAGATGCGGCGCGACGATTCGCGGACGGTCCTGCCGGCGCTGGCCGGCGAGGGCCGGACGTTCGACCTGGTGTGGATCGACGGCAACCACGAGGCCGATGTCGTGGCGCAGGACGTCCAGAACGCCCTGCGGCTGTTGAAGCCGACCGGGACGTTGGCGTGCCACGACTACGACGAGGCCACCTGTCCGGGTGTGCGGCAGGCGTTGGACGCGTGGAGGGTCCCGCCGCGGTTGGTGGACACGCTCGCGGTCTACGGGCCGGGTGAGTGGTGAGGGTCGCGGTCATCGGCGGTGGGGTGTTCGGCGCCACCGCCGCAGTGGAGTTGGCGCGTACCGGAGCGAAGGTGGAGTTGTTCGAGGCCCGCCGCGACCTCCTCGAAGGCGCGACGGCGAGGTGTCAGGCCCGGCTGCACTCCGGCTACCACTACCCGCGGTCCGACTCCACGGCCCTGGCCGCGAAGGTCGGGGCGGTGGAGTTCCGGGACCGGTTCCCGGAGGCGATCCGCACCGCGGAGCACCACTACGTCATCGCCGAGGACTCCAAGGTCTCGGCCGACGACTACCTGGACTTCTGCGACCGCCTCGGCCTGCCGTACGAGGTGGTCTATCCGACGCTGGTCCACCACGCCCAGGTGACCGTCCGGGTGCCGGAGGCGTTCGTTGACGTCCCGGTCCTGAGGCGACTTCTCAAGCGCGACCTGCGCCTTGCTGGGGTGAAGGCGAACCTCGCCCACTGGGCCGACCCGGAGAGTCTGAAGGGCTACGACCTGACCGTGGTCGCGGCCTACGGCCAGCCGTGGTCGCGGCCGCTGCGGTACGAGGTGTGCGAGGTGGCCCTGGTGGAGTTGGGCCACTACCAGAACCAGTCATTTGTGGTCCTAGACGGCGAGTACACCAGCCTGGACCCATACAACCGGACCCACATGCTGTACGACGTCAAGCACACCATCCATTCGGCGAACGTCGGCTACGCCCCGGAGATCCCGGATTACCTGCAGCCACTGCTGGGCCGGTGGGGTGCCGCGCCGACGAACGTGTCCCGGGTCGACGACATGCTCGACTCGGCGTCGCGGCATCTGCGGATGATGGGCCGCCACGGGCAAGGCGTCTGCATCTACCACGGCTCCCTGTTCTCGGTCCGGGCCGTGCTGCCGGATGTGGACGCGACCGACGAGCGTCCGACGGTGGTGGAGCGCGACGGGGACGTGATCTCCATCTTGTCCGGGAAGATCTGCACCGCCGTCACCACGGCGCGTGCCGTTGTTGAGGCCGCGATGGTGGCCGCATGAAGGGAACTGACTTGTCCGACGTAGCGAAGGATCTCGACGAGACCCGCCGGCTGCTCTACGGGGCGCTCGTCGCCAGCCGCACCAAGCGATGGGAAGTGGTCGGAACTCTCACCAACGCGCTGGTGCACCACTCCGGTCTCGAGGTCGACGCGGACACCGTCCTGGAGAAGGCGCTGAAACTTGTCGAGGCCGGGCGCGACGGAGACTGGGCGCGATCGCTGATCGACCAGATCACCGAGCGGCTGGACTCAGTCCCCGATGCCGCAGCGCTTGATGTCCCAGACGATGAGGCCGAGCAGCAGCCACATGACGACCAGGCCGACTGACACCCAGCCGCCATGGCTCCAAGATTTGATCGTCAGGACGGGGAGCATCAGCATCCCGGGCGCGATGAGCACCAGCGATGCCACCGAGTATGGAACGCGCTCACGACTCATCGCGTCAGGGTAGCGGGAGGACGCCAGTGAAGGTGTCTGTTGTGACCCCGACGTGGATGCGGCACGAGATCCTGATGGAGCGGTGCCTGCCGTCGGTGTACGCGCAGACCATCCCGGTCGAGCACGTCGTGGTGTCCGATGGTCCGGACCCGGTCCTGCGGGACCTTCTCCGCCACACCGACATCGTCTACGCCGAGGTGGACCAGCACTACGACGACCCGGTCAACGTCGGAGCGAGGGCACGCAACTGCGGGCTCGAGGTCGCGACCGGGGACCTGATCGCCTACCTCGACGACGACAATGCGTTCCGGCCCAACCACGTCCAGCGGCTCGCCGAAGCCCTGGAAACGAACCCGGACCGGGACTTCGCCTACTCGCGGATGTTCCGGCACGGGCTCGGGGACGAGATCGGCGCCGAACCGCCAGCACACGGCCGAGTCGACTCGTCGATCATCATGCAACGCCGGGACACCCACCTGAAGTACGGGTTGTGGCCGGTGCCGTCGGAGTACTGCGTCGACTGGCAACTTGTCCATGCGTGGGTGCTCGCCGGCGCGACGTGGGTGTTCGTGCCCGAGGTGACGGTCGACTACTACCACCGGCCGCGATGATCTCCTGGATCGTCGCCTCGCATGATCCGATGGTCCTACTGAACAACCTCGCCGCGTCCATGGTGGACCTCGGCGATGACGAGGTGGTCGTGGTCGAGGACGCGCCGTCGATTGCGGTGGCGTACAACGAGGGCCAAGACCGGGCCACGTTCCCGGTCCGCTGCTACATCCACCACGACGTTCAGGTGCTGGACCTTCCACGTCTGCGGGCCGAGCTCGTCGAGCACTGCACTGAAACGGTGGGGATGGTCGGCGTCATCGGCTCCCGGACCGACGTGCTGCCGTGGTGGGACGGCCAGCAGTGCGGTTCCATCTTGGACTCGCGGATAGGGTTCCTGGACTCCGGCCCGGGCGGGGAGTGCGCCCAACTCGACGGGGTCCTGCTCGCCACCGTCCACGACGTGAAGTGGGACGAGTCGATTCCCTGGTTTCACGGCTACGACTACGACATGTGCCGGCAGTTTCTTGAGCGGGGACTGCCGAACTGGTGCCTCGACCACGGTCGTGAGCTGATCCGCCACAACACCGCCGGTGGGCGTTCGCCGGACCTACTCAACGGCTGGACTGAGGCCCTCGCGGCACTCCGAACGAAGTGGGGTGAGCCTCGTGGCATTGGGTGACAGCTACTGCACGCTGGCCGAGATGCGGTCCCGGGTCGGCATCACCGACGCGACGAACACGACCGAGGACACGAAGCTCACCGAGGCCGCCGCGGCGGCTTCGCGAGGCATCGAAGGCGCGACGCACCGACAGTTCAACCTCGCGAGCAGCGCCACGGCACGGCTGTTCTACCCGGACAACGAGTGCCACACGAAGGTCTACGACATCGCGTCAGTGTCAAACCTGGCCATCAAGACCGACACCGCCGGCGACGGCACCTATGCCACGACGTGGGCAAGCACCGACTACCAGCTCGAGCCCTTGGACGGGATCGTCGACGGGCAGATCGGCTGGCCATGGTGGACCATCCGCGCCGTCGGCAACCAGCGCTTCATCTGCGGCTGGCCCACCCAGCGCGCGCCTCTCCAAGTGACCGCAATCTGGGGCTGGGCCGCGGTCCCTGCGCCGGTGAAGGAAGCAACCCTGATCCTCGCCGAGGAGATCTACAGCCTCAAGAACACCCCGTTCGGCAGCGGCGGCGTGACCCAGTTCGGAATCATGAGGGCGCGGGAGAACCCGGCCGTGTTGATCCGGATCATGCCGTACATCCTCGAGCCGGTGATGGTGGCCTGATGGCCAACGTGGCCGCGATCCGCGACCGGATCAAGTCGAACATCGAAGCGGCCACGACCGGGCTGTTCGTGTTCGACACGATGCCAGCCCAACCGCCGGCCCAGCTGCCGTGCGCGATCGTCACCCCGGCCACGGGCGAGTTCATCACCGAGGTCACGGTGGATGGCTGCGAGGACCTCAACTTCGTCGTCATCGTGCTGCAGCAGAAGGTGTCCGACGCCGCGGCGCAGGACAACGCCGACGCGTGGCTGTCCGAGACCACGAACATCGGCGACGCCATCGACTCCGGCCACACCTCCGACTGGGACTACTGCCAGACGTTGACCGCGCGCAACTACGGCGGGTTCACCTTCGGCGCCGGCGACGGAGCCGTCCAGTACCTCGGGTTCGAGATCCCGGTCATGGTGGGCGTCTCCTAAACCCCAATTCGTAAGGACCCCGGCGACCGCTGTCACGGTCCCGGGGCGTGGCCGACTGCATAGGAGCCGACATGGAAAACGGTAGTACACGGACCCGCCAGCCCTATGCGCTTGACGACCGGCTCGCACGTCGAGTGTGGTCCAAATGCGCAGAAGACGAAGCGGGTTGCTGGATTTGGGCGGCCAGCCACAACAACAGCGGCTACGCGCAGATCCACATCAAGCTTGCGTCGGGCAAGTGGTCAGCGACAGTGGCGCATCGCGTGACCTACGAACTTCTGCGCGGCCCGATCCCAGATGGTCTGGTGCTCGACCATCTCTGTCGCAACCGAGGTTGCGTGAACCCGGCCCACCTAGAGGCTACGACCGACGCGGTGAACATCCTCCGTGGAACAGGGTGGTCCGCTCGCCATTCGCGGAAGACGCACTGCCCCCAAGGTCACGCGTACGACGAGGCCAACACCCACTACGACCGGAACCGAATGCGGCATTGCCGCGCCTGCAACCGAGAGCGGGCGCAGGCCCGGCGCGACGCCAAGCGAAGGAAGCTATGAGGATCCTCGTCGTCCATCCCGCGCCTCAATTTTCGGTGGCAGATGTCCACATCGGGTGGGTCGAGGCGCTCAAGGAGTTGGGCCAGCAGGTCTATGAGTACCGACTGGACGACCGGCTCGCCCTGTACGGGTCAGCGCTGGTGGAAACGAACTACTTCGACGAGAACGGCTACCGGAAGTTCCGGCGGGCTCTGACCGACGACCAGGCCGCGCAGTTGGCGGTCAACGGACTCCTGTCGGCGTGCTACCAGTCGTGGCCCGACGTCGTGGTGCTGGTGTCGGCGTTCTTCATCCCGGCCGACATGATGGACCTGCTCCGCTCCCGCGGCCACAAGGTTGTCCTGCTGTGCACCGAGGAGCCGTACGAGCTCACCCGCGAACTCGCCCTGGCCGAGCACGCCGACGTCACGTTGCTGAACGACCCGACCCACCTCGAGTCCTTCGCCGCGGTGACGAAAGCCCGCTACCTGCCGCACGCGTACCGGCCCAGCCTGCACACACCGGGCCGGGCGCTGCCACACCTGGAATCCGACCTCGCCTTCGTCGGCACCGGCTACCCGAGCCGGGTCGAGTTCTTCGAGGCCATGGACCTCGACGGCCTGGACGTCCTTCTCGCCGGCATGTGGAAACACCTCGACGACGACTCCCCCCTGCAGCCGTTGGTGGCGCACGACCCCGACGAGTGCCTAGACAACGAGCAGACCGTCGAGGTCTACCGGTCTGCCCGCATCGGAATGAACCTCTACCGCCGCGAGGCGCAGCGACCGGAGCTGAGCGAGGGCTGGGCCATGGGCCCCCGCGAGGTAGAGATGTCGGCCACCGGTCTGTTCTTCCTGCGGGATCCGCGCGGCGAGGGCGACGAGGTTCTGCCGATGCTCCCGTCCTTCTCCGACCCGTCCGAGGCGTCCGAGCTTGTCCGGTGGTGGCTCGCCCACCCGGACGAGCGGGCGGACGCTGCCCTCAAGGCCCGTGAAGCGATCGCCGATCGGACGTTCACGAAGAATGCCGCCGAGATGCTGCGGCTGTTGGATCAGTGACCTCGCGCTGCTCGGTCGCTGATTGCGGCGGCGAGGTTAGAGGCTTCGGCTACTGCAACCGCCACCTGCACCGCTTTCGGCGCCACGGCGATCCCCTTGCCGGAGGCCGAGAGCGCCATAGGCGCGAGTCCCGCGTCTGCGAGGTGCAGGACTGCGGCGGCGAGCACCTAGCGCAATCCGGGCGTCAGCCGAAGGGGCAACGCGTCGACGACCTCATCGAGTTCGTCGTCGAGCACTACCGCGATCGCGTCATGGAGGCGCTGTCTCGCGAATCCACGGAGCGGCCAGCTCTGGCCAAAGAAGGGAATTGACCGGTGAGTAGAATTCACGGCCGGCGCGGTCGCATATATTTCGGAATTGCGAGCGATTCGGCGAGTGCGGAACCTCTACCATTCTTCGCGACCTGGAGCATTAACTTTAGCACGGATAAAGCTGAGGTTACTGCGATGGGCGACAGCAACAAGACCTACGTGGCTGGCCTGCCGGACGCGTCCGGCCAGTTCGCAGGATTTTTTGACGACGCGACCGCCCAGACCTACACCGCGGCAACGGATGGCCTGCCCCGAAAGTTCTACCTGTACCCGTCGACGCTGACGAATTCGCA